AACGGGAACGGTGGTGGTGCCGGGTTTGGAAATGGTGGTTATAAAAGTCCTTCACTATCTGGCAGTGGTGGTTATGTATCACAAGACGATGGAGTAACTGACGGTAATAAAACATCTGATACTCCAGTAGAAGGTAATTATGTTGCCGGAGATTATGCTGATATTGAAGAAGCGCTTCGCGCGCAAGGTTTCAGCGAAAACGAAATAACTGCGGCACTTGCGATTATTGGCGGTGAATCAAATGGTGCCTTTACCGCAACTGAAACAAGTTATTCAGGTACTTCTAATGAACGAATTAGATCTATATTCTCTCGTACATCATCACTTTCCGATACAGAGTTAACTGCACTTAAAAGTAATGATACAGAATTCTTTAATTATGTTTATGGCGGCCAGAATGGCAATGGTTCTGGAAATAATGATGGATATAATTATAGAGGCCGCGGACTTATACAATTGACATTCAGAGCTAATTATGACAGATATGCCAAATTAACTGGATATAATATTGTTGCTAATCCTTCTCTTGTTAATACCGACAGACAAGTTGCAGCTTCAGTTACCGCAGCATATCTAAAAGATAGAGTCAGAAGAACAGGTGACCCTGTCGGTGATATTCGTGCGGCCGTAGCAGGAACAAGAACAGGACAGACTTACACAATGAATATAGATAAAGATAGAGCAAGATATGAACGCCTCTTAAAAGAGCGCGGGATTAGTTAAGGATTAAAATCATGGCAGAAATATGTAAAGATACTACCGAATCAAGAAATACTGCTTCTTTAATTAGCACAGATGGATTTGCTTATTCACCCACAATACAAATATATCAATTAGATAAATTACAAGCAGATTTCGAGAAAAGTGCAGTAAATAGGATTAGTTCTAATAATTATATAGATTTATACACACAAGATACATTCAACCAGGGCTTAATAGCATTTAATAATTTTCTTTTAGCATCGAGTACAAATACTAATTTAAATTTACCTGTGAATTATCCATTGGTTAATGATAGAATATCTAAAGGTGTTGCGATTACTACAATAGAATATATTGATTTTATGGAAGATATTGGTTATAATCCTATTACAATACAAAGTGCAATAACATCAAGTCCTAAAACTGTATTAAAACTTTACAATTCACATATTAATGGTAGATTTTCCAAAAGTACGATGGGTACATTTTGCGAATTAGCTCCATCTATTTTTGGTGCCGTCGCAGGTTTCTTTACAGCTATTAGAAACTTTGCAAATAAAATTACAGATATTGTCAATAAAATCCAAAATTTTAGTTTGGCTGCATTACTAACTAGTCTTAAAGATAAAATAATGTCAGTTATTGAGAATACAATAGAAAAGGTAAAAAGTATTATTGAAAACTTTTCTATAGACGAACTTATTTCTGATGTAAATAAATTCTTTCATAATAAAATAGCAAATAAATTCTTTCTACTAAAATCAAAAGCCATGAAATTTTTTGAATCAATAAATGTAGAGAACTTTAAGAAAAAAATTGAAGGTCTTATTTCGTATGCAACAAACATTTTTAAAGATCCTAAAATTGAAGAAATACAGTTTTTAATCTATAGATTTTGTTCATTCATTACTCAAGTCGAAGATATTATTAATGGTATTAAATCACCGCTTGAAGATTTTTCAAATAAATATGTGTATGCTGGAAATATATTAAAAACAAATTCATCTGTTAATACAATTGATGCTGTCAACTCTGGTGCTAAAAGATTTGATGAAGCTGAAATTGCTGCGGCCATTGAACGAGGTGCTGCATTAGAAACTGCAAGCGGTAATCAACCATTGATTACAGGACCTGAAAAAGATGATTTACCTGGGTGGAATAATGGCAAAGGTGATAGTAGAGTAACATTTGCTGGTAACTGGATAAAGCCACCAGGTGAAGGTTGTGCTGGTGGTATGGGATCAGAAGGATGGGAATTGGATACTGACGTATTTCTTACATCAAAAATACTTCTAATGAGAGTTTATAAAGAATTTTCTAAACAAACTGGAGTTAATCAGATTACAATAAATAGCGCATATAGAAGCCCCAAATATAACTACTGTCTTAGTAAAAGAACAAGTGGTGTAGCAAAGACTAGTCAACACATCCAAGGAAAAGCTTTCGATGTGACATGGGCTGGTTGGCCGAATAATTTAGATGTGTTTATAGAAGTTGCAAAGTCAGTTGGATTTAATGGTATTGGTATATATAGAAAAAGTAATTTTGTGCATATAGATAGAGGCCCCACAAGAAGTTGGAACGGATAAATGGCAATAATACCTCAGACTAGAATCACACCAAGAACAAGAAAAATAGAAACAGTATACGCAGATTTTCACAAAGATCTGACTACAAATCCATTTTCTAATGATCTTGCACTTAAAACAGATGAAGAGGCAATTAAAGAGTCTCTTAAAAATATTATATTAATGGATAAAGGTGAAAAACTATTCCGACCATCATTTGGTGGCAATATTAAAGCAATGCTTTTTGAATTAAATAGTCCCGCTACTATAAAATTAATTCAAGAACAACTTAAAAGTACCATAAATAACTATGAACCAAGAGTAGAATTAATTTCAGTTGAAGTTTATAGTTTAATAGACGACAATAGAGTAGTAATAAAGATAATTTATGCTCTTAGAAATAGAGAAGAGCCAATTCAAGTAGAGTTTATTTTGGAAAGAGTAAGATAAAATGGCAAAGACACCTATTACTGAACTTGATTTCTTTGCGATTAAAGAACAATTTAAAACATATTTAAAAACACAGACATCTTTTAAAGACTATAACTTTGAAGGCTCAAACATGTCTATTCTATTGGATGTATTAGCATATAATACGTTTCAGAATAACTTTTATACAAATATGGCATTATCAGAAATGTTCCTTGATACTGCACAATTAAAAAATTCTATTGTGTCTCACGCAAAAGAACTTAACTATTTGCCAAAATCTTCTACTTCTGCCAAGGCAATTGTAAGAGTGACATTTACAGATACCAATGGAGCAAGTACCGTTACAATTCCAAAGGGAACTAAATTTACATCTTCATCTAATGGTAATTCTTTTAACTTTGTAACTGCACAAGTTTTCCTTGCAAGAAAAACTGCTGTATCTGCCGATGGTTTAACTGCAACCTACGTAGCGGATCAAGTTGAAATTTTTGAAGGTGAAATATTTACAAACTTTGAAACTGAAGGTTATTTTGTAGAAGACACAGCATTCAAGTGCGTATTATCAAGTGAAAATGTTGATATTTTATCAGTAGCAGTAAGCACTGATGATAATGAATTGCAATATACATATAAAACAGACATATTTGGTGTTGAACCAACAGATCGTGTATTCTATATCGAACCATACTTTGACGATAGATATGCTGTAGTTTTTGGTAGAAATACATTTGGTTTACAACCAAGCCCAGATGAAAAGATACAAATTGAATATCGTGTGTGTAATGAAGATGCTTCAAATGGCGCATCTAAATTTGCAACATCATTTAAAACTGGTGTGAGAGTAGAAACAATTCAAGCTGCAGCTGGTGGTGCACCTAAAGAAACACTTGAAAGTATTCGTTTCTTTGCTCCCCGTTCTATTCAAATTCAAGAAAGAGCTGTTACAACTAAAGATTATGAGATCTTGCTTAAACAAAAATACAATGAAATACAGGCAGTTTCTGTTTATGGTGGCGAGAATCTTGAACCACCACAATTTGGAAAGGTTGCTATTTCTGTAGTGCTCGAAGGTACAAATGATCTTTCGGAAAGTAGAAAGAATGAGTTTAAAAGATATCTCATTGATAAAACTCCATTGACCATTGAACCTATATTTGTAAGTCCAGAATTTATGTATGTCGACGCTTTGGTCAACATATATTACTCATATAAGCAGACAAATAGAACTGAAAGTGAATTAGAAAATTTAATCAGAAAAGTAATGTTTGATTATGATACAGTTAATTTAAGTGCATTTGGTGCTACTCTCCGAACTTCAAAATTAATGGCACTGATAGATGATGTAGATGATGCAATACTAAGTAATAGTCTTGAATTAAGAGCTATTATTGAATATTCACCTCCGCTACTATTACCACAGAACCCGACATTTAAATTTGGATCTCCACTTATAAAACCATACCCGTTCGTAAATTCATCCGGTTTTGCAGATTTTAAACCTACTATTGCAAGTTCTATATTCTCTTACAATGGTATATGTGCGCTATTACAAGATAATGGTTCTGGTATCATACAGATTATTACCAGCGATACTATAAATACCAGAGTATTGAATGCAAGTGCTGGTACAGTAGACTACACAACTGGTACTTTAAGATTAGTTAATTTTACTACGGATGATTATTCAGGTTCTGCTATTAAAATATTCGCAAGAAAGAAAGAAGCGGATATTATTGCTCCAAAAAATAGACTTCTTCAATTAAGAGATGAAGATATTAGAATAATCTTTAACGAGGTTTCTTCATAATGGATATTGAAAAATTTATAGCATATCAGATAGAAAAACAATTCCCTTCGCTCTTTAGAGAGGAAGGTACTGAATTAGTAGCACTGATAAAATACTATTATGAATTTTTGGAAACAGATGTTTCTGCATTTTATGTACAGGGTACTAAAATAGTAGATGGAGTAAGCCAAACATTTTCAGAAAAATTCAAGATAAGAAAAGATGCAGAACAAAGACTTTTTGATCTAAAAAAGATACCTTCATATTCTAATTTAGTGTTAAAAGAAGATAAAAATCAAAGTGTTTATAATAACAGAAGATTATTTGAATTTAGAGATATAGATAATACTCTTGAAGATATGGTAATATTCTTTAAAAATAAGTATATGAAAGATCTGCAATTAGATGGTAACAATACACGATTTATTGTAAAAAATATTCTTGATCTATATCGAAGACGAGGCACACCTGATGGTGTCGAACTCTTCTTTAGATTATTTTATAATGAAAATATTGAAATATATTATCCTTCAGAGGCTATATTAAAACCTTCTACCTCATCTTGGAATCAAGGCATATTTTTACAACTTTATCCAAAAGAAATAACAGAACTTAAAGATTTAACAGGGCGATCTATATACGGATCTATTTCCAAAGCCGAAGGTATTGTCAATAGAATTTCATTTACACTTGTAAATAATGCCCTAATACCTATTTTATTTTTGAGTAGTGTAAAAGGTAACTTTATAGGGTACGATGACATATTCAGTATCATAGATGGAACTATTGTAAATTTTGGAATAGTATATGGATCATTGGATTCTGTCAATATAAATCAAACTGATCCTAGGGCAACAACCGGAAATGAAATTGGAGACTTAGTAAACGTAACTTATGCAGGCGCCCGCGGCGGCAAAGCAATAGTTACAGATGTTTCACAAACAATCAGTGGTGAAATAACTTATGAGTTTTTAGAAACTGGATTTGGTTACACAGAAGAAAATACATTATTGCTGGTGTCAAATCAAATTATATTTCCATTTAAGTTTACTACTGAATCACCAGATTTAATTGACGACTTGGTAGTATTGGAAACCGTACAAGACCAATTCGGTAATGTTGGTAAAGTAATAGGCGGGAACGAAACCATTTTTGGTATAAAAATGGATGAGGGGATGCAATTTACTTCCAATTCCGTTATTACAACCACAAGAGCAGTAGACAATACTATAGTGATATCAGGTGCTGAAATCATAATAGATAGTCCTAATATTATAATTGTAAATAAAACAGCTAATAATTATTTTAGTGATAATGACATTTACTATTTTGATCTAGTAACACCTAAAAATGATTCTTCTCCGGGGCCTTTATATCCAGAAACAGCAAACACAGAAATACTTTCGGTTAAATTAAATGAATTAGATAATGAAGAAACTGTATCTCTTATTGTAGATATAATTGGCAATTTCTTAGATGTACAACTCGATTCAGTAAACTATAATGATCCACCCGCATTAACTGTAATGAGCGGTAATACCGATCCAGTTGATGCTAATACTCCATTAAACGAAGCATTTAATTTGGAACCATTTACTATTGGTTCAATCAAAAAGTTCATAAACATAAAGCCAGGAACAGATTATAAGAATAAAGTATTTGCTGTTGCATATGATCCAGTTATGAAAAATTTTGATGTATATAATCAGATTATCACATTGGAAACTATATCCGCAACACTTGAAGTCGGAAGTATTATAACACAAGGTAGCGGCCCATCGGAAATTTCTGGGAAAATAATTAAAATTGTTGAAAATACCATATTTGTACTTCCTTATTCTTATTATGGATTTACAAGTAA